ACCTGCTGCAGATGCCATAATTACTTTTTTAGTTGGGTCGTTTTCTGCATCTAATGCTTCTGCTTCTTCATCACTTAGATCTAAGTTCATGTCTTCTAAGTTAAGGGCTATAGCACCTTCTGTTAAAAATGCACCTGGATCTAAATTAGGATCTATAGTTGATTGAACTAAATCTGACATACTACCACCGTCTTCAACATAGTCGCTTAATTCTTGAGACTCGTTATCTTCCATTAAAGACTGTATTCCTATACCTTGTGGTTGTTTAGCAACAGTGGGTCGTTGTCCTTGCATCACGGATACTTGCATAGCTATTTGATCTTGAGGTAACCCAGTCAATTGAGCTATTTGATCCACGGCTAACCCACTACGAGCTAATCTCATTATAGTTTGCTCTGGTGATTCATCAGGCATGACCATATTTGTGTTTTGATCTGTAACCTTAGTCCAGCCCTCTGTTGCTGCACTGAGTTTGCCTGTTGCATCCGTGTTATCGTCTTTGGCATCACTATTGTCTTCTGTTTCGTTGGTATTTGATTTTGTATCTCTGGTCAGTGCTTGAATTTTAGCATCATTGTCTGCAATTGCCTCACTAAAATCAACAGCCTTATCAACATTGAGTTTTACCTGTGCTTCTGCTTCTTCCATTGCTGCTTTAAATGCACTCATTGCATTTAATGGATCTAATGCAGCGGCTGCAATACCTTTGAAGAATCCGCCTATGCGAATACCCATGTTTTCAAAGCCATTTACTACACTGTTGATTGCGTTTTCAACACCTTTGAAGAATAAATTTTCAAAATTGAGATATGCTGTTTGCATGGATGGCCATATATTATTGAATGCATTTTTTAGGTCATCCCAATTTTGTATAATTGCTGTGGCTGCAACGGCAATGGCAGTTGCAATCAATCCTATTGGATTTGCCATTATAGCTGTATTCAATGCCAATACTGCTGCTCTTATGCCACCTAAACTTGTTACAATTGCAGCCATTTTTGCAGCGGCAAAGGCCGCAATAAATGTGCCTACAAATGTCACGGCTGTGTCTAAATTATTGGCTAACAATAATATGCCTTTGGCAATAGCATCAAACACTGGTGTTGCATTTGTGCCCAATGCTAAAAAGTTGTTTTTCAATGTTGTGATAGCGCCGCCAATGGTAACACTCATTTGATCAACTTTGGCTGCTGTTTCTGCTGCACCGCCACCTAATGCGTTTAACAGAATATCACCTGTGATTTTACCATCTTGAGCCAGTTCTCTAACTTGACCTGTGCTAACACCTAATTCTTTTGCTAACAATGGTAATATTTCACCAGCTGTAGCTTCAATCACACTGTTTAATTCATCACCACGTAGCGTACCTGAACCCAATGCCTGTGCAAACTGTGTAATTGCACCTGCGGCTGTGCCTGCATCTGCACCTGCTAATCTCAATAGATTTGTAAATGATTCAGTGACAGTGTTGACCTGCGCTGTACTCAATCCATATTGTTCTGCACTTCTTGCAACCTTTTGATACAATCCTGCAACTGCATCCAGTGGCTGATATGTTCTATTGGCAATGTCTAAAACGTTTTGGAAGTTTTCTGCTGTACTACCCAATTCAGGATTGATCAATTTCAATCTGTTTTGAATGTTTTGTACACTATCACCAAATCTTAGAAAGGCATCAACACTCACCGCCGCTGCAACTGCTGCAACTGCCCTGCCCATACCTACAAATGCTGTATTGGCTCGACCTGCTGCGGCTCCTGCTTTGTCTGTTTGTGTTACGACACTGCTGAGACCACCTCTTGTCTGGTCTACTATCTTTACAATAATATTAGCGTCTGCCATGCTTTGCCTTCCTTTGTTGTTCTCGTCTGTTTTTGGCTTCTAGGTTATAGTATGCCACCCACAGTTTGAACTCTAATGTGCTCATTTCGAGCGTTGTTTCTAAAGTTTGACCCAGTTCTTTGCTTAAAAAAAGCATGAAGTGCAGATCTGGATCATCTTTTAGTTTTTTTCAAGCTCCTCCAACTTGGGCAATGCGCCACCGTTGATTTGCTCTGCTACTCTTAAAACAACAGCTGGATCAACTTCGTTCATCAATGCACTTTTGTCATGTTTAGTAAACATCTTGGTACCATCTTCGTGACGTGCTTTGTTGATAATAGTTGTAACCATTGCTTCAACTGTTTTGTTTTGTCTAGCCAATTCAATCACTTCTGATTCTTGTGCTAGGGTTGTTACTGTTCTGTGATAGATTCTACAATTCCATTCTGGCACTGCAAAATTCACCATTTCTTTGATTTGATTTTGATAGTGTTTGGTTGCGTTATCTAAAACAGAAATCTTTTTCTTTTGTTCGCTCATTAGTATTTCCTTTTATCGCTTTTTTCGATTGTTGTGGTCATTGCCTGTCTGACAAAACCATTTGGTGCTTGACGTGAATAGCCACCTTCCAATTTCGCAATATAGGGAACTTGGTTCTCAATGCGATTTGTTCTAGTTTGCCATCCACGTCTTGCTTTACCAGTATCAATAGGAGTTCTTGGTACCACTGCTGATTTGTAATCGTCCTTGAGATGTTTTTTCTCTTGTTCGATTACGCCTTCTAACCATCTACGAATATTTGTACCTGATCTTTTAACCACCAGTGGCATAAAAACTTCCTTAGATGCTTGCTGTTGTAATTGCACCTGTACCTTGGAAAGATACACTTGCTTCAGTTAGACCATCATATGATGCTGTAACACTGTAGCTGGTAACGATAACACTACCTGCAAATTTTGTTGTGTCTGTACCTGAATCACTGTACAATTCAACTGATACTGCATCATCTGTATCTGGATTCAATGCTGTTGATACAATTGTGTTTTCACTGTCATCATACACAATGTCCATTGAACCTGAATATGATTGCAAACCTTTTTTGTATGTTCTAACACCACCTGATGCCATTGATGTGTCTTCAACTGTATCACGTGTGATATCCATGCTCCATCCACGTACACTTGCGACAGCTGTCACTGCGTCTGCACCACTTGCAATTTTAACGGTGCCTGCGCTTCCTTCATAACTCGCCATGATTATTCTCCTTTATCTTGATTTAAATATGCGGCTTCTTCTGATTCAGCCCACTCTTCAGAATTGATATCCCATTCCTCATAAGGAAGTTCTTCTTCTACGGGCTTCACTTCAGCAGCGGCCTCTACGACCTTACCTGCTGGTTTCGTCTTTTTTGATCCTGTTTGTGTCCATCCACGATCAATAAAGTTCTTTAGGTAACGTTCTTTAACACTGCGAACTTCACCATTTTTTTCTATTTCTACCATTACTCTACTCCTTTGCGGTATCTGTATCTCACTTGAACTGTAATGATTACCTCTGCTAACGGAGGAAGTCTATCCACAACTTCTACATTGGTTATCAGGGTATTCACGCCGGGGTTACTTGTACCTCTGCGTCTATCTACTTCCAACCCTTCTGAAATTGCTTCTATCAAATCGTTTTTTTGTCGATCTAATTCTGTTGCTCCACGCACAAATGCTTGAAGCGTGTATTCTATTGTGCCACTGCGAAAGTTCATATCATAGTCATCACGCTCTTCATTGCCTGAATTGACCATTATTGCAGGGAACTGTGTGATTGCCAATTTTTCCACATCGAAAGGCTCACGAGTAACCAGTATTGGTCTCGGATCTGTCAATTCTTTCAATGTTTTGATTATGTCTAGTGCAATATCATTTCTAAAGCTCATATCATCTTCTCAATCGGCCAAAGTAGGTGGACTCTTTCTCTAGATCACTGAATGTGCCATCACTGTCTATATCGTAATGCACACCATCTTTGATCACATCATCTATTTCTTCTCTCCACAGATTTCTATAGTGCTCCATTTGCATTTGGAACACATCCATTTCTGGTTCAAACTTGCTGAGTCTTGGAAAGATATAATAGGCTAGAGTTCTGTACACATGAGCACGTTTTAATTGTGCTGGGTCCAGTTTATCTTCTTCCATTTCTACATTGAGACCGATTACGGTGATATCAAATTTGCCAATTTGCTGGGTTGGAAACCATTCAATACGCAAATGACGTAAAACGTCTTCTTTGCCTTTTGCTAGTGCATCATCCCAGTCGAAAATGCCGTATTCTTGGATGTTAGGTTCATATTCTAAGACATCCGCTATTGTTGCGATTGTTAAAGCCATCTTGGCCTCCTCTAGTCCTACTATCGGGAACAGGGTCCTTCCCTGTCATTATATTTAGTTGATTAAAAAAAAGGGCCCTCGAAAGAGCCCAATTTTGTTGTTTTTTACTATTAGTCTACTGTTGCGTCAGTTGTGATTGCAACACCGTGAACGTCTTGTAGCTCACCTACCGCATAGGTCATGGATGCTACTATCTCTGTAGCTCTCAAACTTGCGTCACGCTGTGTCTCGATGGTCAAATCTTTCTTCAGAGCGAACGCCAATGCGTCTGAGTGCATAACTGCACCTACATATGCGCCTGCTGAGTCACCTGTTACAACTGCTGATTCATAGATGTCAACACCTGCGATTGAACCAATGAAGCCTGCGTCTAGTACACGGTTACCTAAATCACTTAGGTTGTGGCTCATTGCTGTTGCGCCAGCGTTTGTCAATTGCTTCTTCAGGTTATATGTTTGATTTGGGTGGAATACACCTACATATGGACCCATCACTGAACTTGTACGAAGTTGTGCAACTGCGTTAAAGATCAAATCTGCTGTCAATTCTGGCTGTGTTGCTGCACCAACAGTTTGGCTGAAGCCTGAGAACAATGCACTGATGTCAGTGTCAACTTTGCGAGCCAATGACTCACCTAGTACACGACCAATGCTTGCTGCTACATCATCATCTGCACTATCACGTGCAGTGTCTGTTAGTGTTGCCATGATCGCAACTTCATCAGCGTCAAATAGTTTTTCAACTGCTGTGATTGTGGTTGCTGTTGAGATGTCTGTGTTCTCACCAGTTGTCCAGCCGCTTGATACTGCTGGATAGATACCGACTTTTGCTTGCTTGCCTGGCTGGCCTACAAGGTTAAAGTTGCGGATCAGTGGGCGCATAAACGCCTGCTCTTGCATTGTGAAAAGAGCTGTTTGTTGAATGTCACTAAACAGTGCGTCTAGTGTTGTTGAAGTTGTATTGGCCATTGATTATCTCCTTTAAATCCTAATGCCTCTTGCTTTCATCATCTCCCTGTAGATTTTTCTATCTTCAGGGTTATTCATGTTCAATTGACTTGGATCGATGTTACCCATACCTTTACGGCTTCCACTGTCTGATACGTTGCTGGTTGAACCACTACCACTTGGGCCAGCGCTGACAAAATGTGGATTTTCTTTTAAAAAGGTCTCCACCAAATTGTTTACACTCATCGGCATACCATCATCGGTATATCTGACATTACCATTGCTGTCTATAACTTCAGCTTCACCAGTTTCACCTAGTCTCACTTGGTTACGCAACAATGCAGAAACCTGTTGTGCATTTATGGCTCTATTGCCACTGGCTGCATTCAGTAGGCTACCGTCAACCTTGATCTCTGTGAGTTGGCGTTGCAAATCTTGGTATTGGGCATCTTTTTTTGCGACTGTTGCTTGCAGGACTTTTTCAAACTCACCTCGTTGCTTTTGCTGCTCAATGCGTTCGTCTTCTTCCCTTTGTGTCAGTTCGCGATACCTATCAACATCTACATCACCGTATTTTTTCTCAAATCGCTTGCGTTCACGATCTAATCTTTCACGTACGATCTTGTCAACGTCATCTTGGGTAAACGTCTTATCCGTCGTCTCGGCCTGGGTTGGTTCTGATGCTTGCACATCAATGGGCTCACCAGTGGCCCCTAAATCTGTTTCTTGTTCGCTCATATAATCCTCCTGTTATGGTCGAAGTCACCGAAATCCTCTTACGAGTTATTCGCAAAGTTATTTATGCGATTAAACGCAAAAGGCGTTATTTTCCGCCTCTACGCTTGGTTTTCTTCTTTTTCTTTTTCATAGCCATAATAGCTCTCCCTATTGCTGCTGCTTTTTGTCTAGTGGAGACGATTGCACCTCTTGGCCCCCAACTAAATCCCCCACGCCTTTTTATTACTGGCATTAAATTACTCCAGATACAAATGCCAAAAATTGAACAAACACTGATATTGCAACTGCACCCAGTATGCCTTTGATCATGCGCATGTCTTTTTCCATGTGATGCAAATGATTGTTTAAAACTAAATCTAATTTTTGTTCTAACAAGGCCAGGCGTTTGTCTAAATCTTCAAATTGTTTCATATCAATCCCAAATCCTTACGTTCTTCTGTAATTTCTGCTCTACGTGATTTACACAATTTAAACATTGCCAATAGAGCGTTTCTTGCCCTTATACTTGCCTCAAAGTTTGCCTTTTTGCACCACTTTTCATTTTCAGTGACATAGATTTTAAACTGTTCAATGATTTCATCGTGTATTTCCGATTCCCCAATGTGGAATAAAAACTCACGTTCCATTTCATCATAATCAGGAATCTTTATAATCATGCTACTGGTCCTGCAATTGGTTCAAATGTGTTCGCTGCACTAAAAATCTCACTGAGCTCTGGATGCAGTGCTAACATTTCTTCGTCTGTGTATCCTGCTTGTACCATCTCTCTTAGATGTGTTACCAAATCAACTGCACTGGTTACAGGTGTGTGGATCACTGCGTCTCGCTGTGGCTGTGATTTGATTTCTTCATAGCGGTCTTCATTTACAATGATTTTCAACATTGAGTCTTCTACTTCTCTGTTGAGCACAGGATCTTTTATGCCTGCTTCTTTTGCCAATTTTAACATTGCCATATCATTGTACTTGTCTTGTATATTGAAGCTGTCTGGATAATCTACTGATCCATTCCAAACACTACCTTGCCATGCTGCATAGATGCGCCAAATTTGTTCTTCAGCGTGTTCTAAATTGTCTGCTTTTTCTGCAAGGCGTGCGTTCAACAATTGGAATTCAGTTGCCAATGCAACACCTGACAATCTGCGTGATTCAATGCTGCGGATACCGCCCATGTGGCTCATACGGTCAATTGCTTCAATCTTTTGATTGATTGAATTCAATAGACTGTCTATGCTTGCACCACTTGGCTGTAATAGATATGGTTTTAAATCGCCTGGTGTATCTTCCGGAATATCAATCAATGCACCTGCACCTGCGTGAGCACGGACCCCTGGTGTTTTCACTAGACTTGGGTGATTGCTGATACGCTCCAATTGCTCTAATTCTGACAATTCATTGTAGATTGATTTTTGCATTCTAGCAACGTCACCACAATCACTGATACCAATGCCTCTGTTTTGACTTCTTTGGCTGTACACACATACCGCTGGTATTTGACCTAATGCGTTTGGTGTAACCTGTTCAATAACCGCATCTTCATCACCGTTGCCAATGCTCATAACAGTGATTTCATCAGGTGTGTAAATTCTAAACACATCTCTGCCTGAATCATTGCCTTCGAAGATTTTCAAATAGCTGAGATAATATGCACCATTGCTCATTCTGCTGTACTGCCAGTCAATAACGTTTTCTGGTGTGAATATGCTCACATATGGACGCAATCCCTGTTCCAGTTCTTCTGCTCTGGTCATTGCTGTTGTTGCGGGCTTGTCCAATATGCACCAGCAATGGCCATAAATTGTTGCGTATGTTGAGATATCTCTCATCACCACATCAAAACTTCTACCATCCATATCAGCGTCTTCTAAAAACGATACCAATCCAGGATCATTGTTGATTGATCCAAAATCTCTTTTGGGCTCTTGTCTAAACAGGAATGAATTGTAAATTGACACAACTGCTCTAACGTGATTGTCCAAGGCAGTGTTTGCCAATCTTTCTTCGTATTCTTCTCTGCTTTCGTAGATATAACTGGTGAGGTATTCACCTTCAAAGTAGGCGTGTCCACCTTCATAGCTGTCCATCAAAAACTGATAGTCTTTGATTCTTGCTTTCCATTCTGGATGTGCTTCAATAATTTGCGATTTTTTCATGTTTTACCACCCTTTGGTCCTTGTTCCGAATGTCCAACGCTGTGGCTCATCTGTATCGGTATATTCTGTTCTAATTGGGAATAAGAAATCAACGCCATATGAGGCTGCATCAAACATGTGATCCAAACCGGAGTTTTTGTCAATTTGATTTGTGCCTTCAATATAGCTGAGTCTTCCTATGCTATCTATAATCTTTTTGCAATTTGGTGTGATGAATATTTTTCTATCACCACGTGCATTTTTTAGTCTTGAATTTAAACTATTCACTCTGTCTTTGATTGCTGTATGGCGTGGTCTCGCTTTTACGACAAAACCTGCATTTTGCAGGATACTTATGTCGCTTCGACCTGCTGATGCTGATTTACGTGAACGGCCTGCTGGATCTGGATATACTATGATTTGACTGTCGGGATATCTTTCACGCAACTCTGCTGCCATCATGTCTGTGTTTGAATTCAACATGTGTATTTCATCATGGAAGTGTATAACGTCTCCACGGATGTCAAATATTGCAGCGGTACCAGGCGATAGGTTAAAGTCCATGCCCACGTGTATCACTGCGGTGTTTGGATTGTTCAATGGTTTGATTGTTTCTTTATAATCAAAATTATATGCTACCACGCCGCCATACTGAGAAAAACTTGCTTCATATTCAGCTTGGAAAGTGCGTTCATCCAAATCACGGCGTGCTGCTTCAATCTCTTCAGGGTCAACATTGCCGCCCTCAATTGTAGTAAACTGCCAAGCGTTCCAATCTGCTTGTTGAAGTGCTGTGGTAAACAATTGATGGCTCCAGCTGCCATAACCTTTTGGAGTACCTGTAAACAATGCTTTGCCTTTTTTGTCTGATAGGGTTGGTCTCAACACTTCTGTGAATGCTTCTCTTGGAATGTCTTGAAATTCGTCCATAATCAAAAAGTCCAAACCAACCCCTCTCAAGCTGTCAAAGTTGTCCGCCCCACGCAATCCAATAACACTGCCATTCTTCAAATAAATGGTCAGTTCAGCTTCATTTTTCTTTTTAATCCAACGCAACCTATTGAGTTTATCCAACAGTGGCAACCATGTCAATTGTTTTGCCATACGATATGATGGCGCAACCAACCAGTTTACGCTGCCAGGATTTTTTGCTGCGTTTTTGCAAAGTTCTCTCATACAAAGGTGCGTTTTGCCAAAGCGGCGCCCTGTGATCAAAACTTTAAATCTGCTTTGATCATCTGCAACTTGTTGTTGGGGCGCTGTCAATGGCAATTATTTGTCCTCCAATAACAGTTCAAATCCTGCTGATATTGCTGTTGTTGCACCTGCACTTGCACGGATCTCAATGTCTGTTTTTTCATTAAACACTGGTGGTATTTGCCACACACGTTGGAAAGGTGTTGCGTATGTTGTGACCAAGCCTTGTGCTCTCATAACACCACCTTGAACTCGCACCATCAATAAACCTTCAACTTCTTGTGCTTTTTCTACTGATATGTTTGCTGCAACCAAATATGCTCTTTTGCCTTTTGGCACAGTGTAAACTGCCATCAGCGTTTGTTGATATTCTTCTACTATTGCTGCATAGGTTACAGCACCATTGGTAATGCCAATGTCATCTGTGCTGGCTTGTCCATTGCTGACAAAAGCTCTAAAGATTCTCAAAAACTCACCTGTGGTTGTGGCTGTACCTGTGCCAGCCAATGTTACAGTTTCTTCTAATGGTTCATAATTTGTGTCCAAACCAATTAAAGTTACTTCTACACCATTGTCGTCAGCACCAGCTGCACTGGTCACGTCCAATGTGATTGCACTGGTGGGATATGCATATACTCCGCCACCGTCCCAAATGGTTTGATGTGCTGTTGTGCTGCTGGGTAATTTGCCAAACTTGTCAATGTTGCTCATCTTTGGCACATCGCCACGTGCAACTGCAACACCATATGGCCAACTCATTGTCTGTTGTGCGTTTTCAAAGTTATAACTGGCCATTAGTCATCACTCCATTGTAGCGGTGCATCATCATCGCCATCTGCTGGTGTTTCTTTCTGTGACAACAATTGTTTGCCCAGCCAAATCAGCATACGATCTGAACCTTCCATAGCTTTGTCAAACTGTTTTCTACGCAGAGCCCTTTTGCCTGTGCTCTGACCGTGTTCTATTTCTTTTGCAAAATGCTTCTTTATGGTATCCTCGTGGATGCCGGTCATAAACGCCATCTCTTTGAGTGTACAGCCAATCCTTGCCAACTTCCAAATCTCTTCGCGAGACACGTCAGCAACTTTGACTCTCCCCTTCTTCTTTTCGGGTGCTCCATCCATGTTTATTTCCTTACATTGATCTTTCTTTGACCTTTACACGAAAATATCGTCTATCAGTCAAACCACCGTTTGTGGTGATTGTGTTGTATACCTTATAAATGTTGCCTGAAGTTCCGCCTGAGAGTGTTACTGTTGTTGTTGTATCTGTTTCGCCTGTGTCAGTTGAAGCCAATGGATCTGCATCACCAGAGATGCTTTCAACGCTCCAACTTGATGTTGATATTGTGTCGCCGCCGGGTAACCATTGGCTCCACGAAATCAAATAGTCCAATGCTGCCTCTGTGTCTTTGTCAATTACAGTGCCTTCATTGTCTTTGTAAAATCCTGTTGTTGTAGCCATGGTCTATTCCTTAAAAATTATTGTCCAATTCACGTGTCTCTTGTTCTACAGATGTCTCACGTGATTCTGCTAGTATGCTATTTATTCGTGTTTCAGAATCTAGGGCAAAAATAGCCGATTCTGGGAGTATTATGCCTGATCTAGTCTCAGGTTCAATGGTAAATCGTCTGTTTGGTGGCACAGTAAACTTGAATGAACCAACAGTTGTAACAGTGAATGCACTGTTGATTGTACTGCTGCCTATTCGTGTTCTTATACCTTCAACTGTGGTACTGAACACTGCATCTAATGTGCTGCTGAAGTTTAGAACTCTATTTGCTGTTGTTGTTAGATCAAACTCACTGCTGATATCTGCAATTGCACTGCGTTTTCTCACCGCATCAACACTGGTACTAAACGCACTGTTGAGACTTGCTGCGCCTTGTGTGGTAATGCGACCACTTGCTGAAACAGTGAATGCCAAATCCAAATGTGCATCAGCTTTGTCATATGGATGACCTTGTGCAGATACAGTGAATACACTTGACATATTTGCAGTGCCAAATCTTTTCACTCTTGGTGTTGCTGATAGTGTGGCTGCACTGGTCAAATTTGCAGTGGCTGATATAATTTTTTGCCCTGTGGCACTAACACCAAACGCACTGGATAGATTTGCACTTGCCTGAGTTGTAACAGTGCCAGTTGCAGTTAAACCAAATGCACTGCTGATATTTGAACTGTTTTCAGTTTTGATATTTGCATCTGTGCTTGCAGTGAATGCACTTGCAATTGCACTGGTGCCTGTTCTTATTCTTGTACCTGTGGCAGTTAAACCAAATGCACTTGATAGATTTGCAACACCTGTTTCTTTTACAGTACCGCTGACAGTAACACCAAATCTGCTGTCTAAATTGAGTCTGCCAAAGTCCCAACGATCTGTGGGCCAATCATCCCAAATATATCCGTCTAAATCATCCCAAGTATA